ACACATTTATCTATATTTGTGCCATAAACTGCATCGTGAGCCATCGCATAGCCCGCCATTTGCAGCTCATAGTCCCTAATCCATTCTTTTTGCTTCGGCTTATTACTCTGTTTGAAGTCTATGATGGCTAAATCACCGTCTAATCTTGCAATTAGATCACAACTACCTGCATATAAACCAGGATAGTACAAGGTTGCTTCATTTCCATACACCTCGTCGATCCTGTTATCAATCCCGCGGTCCACGATCTTTTCTGCCATCTTCTTGGCCTGTATTCCAAGGTCCGTGAGGTCCATATAACCCTCACCTAAACAGTATTTCTCTAAATAAAGATGCATTGCCGTGCCGCGCGCTGCGCTAGTCTTTGTTATCTCAGCCGCTTTAGCATGTCCGACACGATCTCGCCACCTTTGCAGGCTAGCTGCTTTATCTTTTTCTTGAGTCGCCGACAAAATGCTAGTAACCGATGGTAAGGGCTGTCCTTGAAGAACATCTGTAATAGTATAATGTCTGCTACCTTTATGAATGGCGCGAGTAGAAGTCGGATAATCATATTTTTGTACATTTATTAAATCCATATTACTATCTCATTCGCCTAAAAACAATGCTCCAATAGCGCGACCATTCTGGACTTCCCGGAACTAGTCTAACTTTTGGTTTGTTAGCCTTTTGGCTTTGTCTATACCTTTCTTCAGTAGCGCAATCTCTGCTTTCAACTGTCTGTTTTCCAATCTTAATGACGTTATCATCGGCCATAGTACTTCTTTCCATTCATGCACTGAGTGATCCCAGTAATCAAAATATTCTTCCACTGTTCTCTCCAACTCCTTTATATATTTCTTATCCGTATCAACTATGTCCAAACTACCGACGTATTTGTATTTGTGTCCTGTAGTTTGTGGTATAGTCATGTCTTTATTCTATCAATAAATAAGTCAATAGGCCAGTCAGTTTTATAGTCTCTAGGCGTATCGTGATGCAGTTTATGGTTGCCGGCACCTATAATTAGTATGTTCCATATCCACCAAAACCGATCGGACTCTGAGTCGTGCCTTTCTAAATCAAAGTGAAAACAATTTATAGCTGTTTCTCCAAAATGTACTAAAGCTACAGGGAAAACAGATAATAATAAAAACCACTCCCAACCTAAGAAAAAGTACACTGCGCCATGGGTCAACCAAAACCACAACATGTGAGTCATATCAAAAAATTTAAATATAGGATCATCAAAACTTTTCTTTGCCATAAGATTAACTTTACTATCACTAATAGTAATAGACATAAACAAAGGCAGCGCTGCTCTTAGAACACCCAACACAGGATTATCTAAGTTAGGCGAATGTGGGTCTCTGTCTGTGTCAGTGTATCTGTGGTGTGTAAGATGAACTAAAGACCAATTGTTTGGGCTTGATTGTGTTGCCAGCCCTCCAACATAACACAAAACTATCTTCCAAAAAGCATTAGTAGTGTAGGACTTGTGAGTAACTAAATGGTGATAACAAATATTAATACCAAACATTCCTAAGAATTGTACAATTGCCCAAGTAATAAGTAGTCTAGCATCTAAATTAAATATAAATGGCCACACATAATACAATAACAATGCTGTAGATCCTAAATACATAAAAGTAATATAGTAAGCAGGAAACCTTTGCAGCTTAGTCATGTGTTTATCTTTAGGAAACAAAGTTCTCATGTTTTTATCCAATCTATAAAATATTTTATCGGGTAGTCATTGGAATAATCACGTGGTCTTTCATGATGTTCTTTGTGATTGCCTTCGCCACCAATAACTATATTTATCCATTTACGATTTTTATGTACAAAGTCAATGTCGTAGTGAAACCAATTAACAAAAAACTGACTAATTAAACTGTAACCAATTGGAAAACAAAACGCTAGTAAGAACCAGTCAAAACCAAACAACAACCAAATCACGATCCCCGTTCCGTAGACCTGGATTGGTGCCCACTTGTGCAAGAACATAATAAATTTATTAGTCAATAAATGTCTTACACCCACTAACAGCTTAACGTCCGGCTGTGGTATGTTCATCCAGTATGGTAGAAACGTTCTCAGCCAACCTACAAACCAACTGTCCTCGGTCCACGGTGTATGTGGATCCATGTCGGTTCCGAGATGCCGGTGATGATGTAAGTGCGTTGCGACCCAGCCTACCGGACCTGCAACTGTACCATACACACCAAAGAAAGCTAAAAAGTTATACCAAAACTTTGACGTGCGAAATGCTTTATGAGTAAACAATCGATGATAACCAACATTCGTACCTAGTGTTCCTACCAGAACAGCTAATATGTATGTAATGATTAATCGTGGATCTAAGTTCCAGATGTATTGCCACACCCAACCCAATGTAAAAAATGTAATGAGAAGATACGTGATGGTAAGATAATGCCGATCATATTTTGTAGGAATAATTTCTGTCATTTATAAATACGAACCAGTTTACATACTTTCAACGAATCATTCTTAATGGTAATTTCAGAACTTGTTTGTTTTTTCGTAGCATGTTTAGCAATAGCTGTCCCTGCTATAGAACAAGTATCACCAAAAACAATGTATGTATTGTCTCCTGGTTTCGCACTTACAACACTTTCTCCTGGCAAGATGTCTATTTGTTCAAATGTCCAGCCTGGATAGTGTTGCATCGGACATAACAATACAGTGTTGTCCTCCATAATTGTAATTTCAGCAGAAGTACAATATGGCTCATAATACAAAAGTCCTGCTCTCCATGCATCTGAACGATATTCTTGTACAGTCGTTGCTTCTAAAAAACCATCGCCGCTTGTAGGTATTTCTGGTAAATTAGTAAGTCCTGCGTTGTGTTGATTTAATAGTTCTTTAAAAATATCTAAATGTTCGTTTTGAAACACAGATGTTTCGTCCCATTCATAACGAATTTTAAGACTTCCTTCTAATAAAAAATAATTAGTATTAGATTTTACTAAAAAATTATGATCTGGATGATGTGTTAACAAAAAATTACCTTCAGCGTCCTTGGTATATTCATTAACGCCTTCACGTTTTATTCTTTGTTTAGCCTTAGTGTTTTGACTAATGGATATTTGAATCTGGTTATCAATATTTCTAACGTCAAAAGGTACATTAAATATCATATTTCCTCCGAGGTTATTGGGGTTATCGCCGTTGGATGATTTGGTTTTAACCACTCCTCTATTTTATCAGGCTCACTAATTTTACCTTTTTCTACAATCATCCATTCTTTTGTGATATATAAATCTGGGTCATAACCAAGTTCAACCATCCATTTTTTTGCTATTCTATTTTCTTCCCTTGACACAAACTCGTCATACTGTTCGTGGCCTTCTCTAATACACATATCGTGTACAGACAAACTTGATTCTGTATTATGTGTCCAAACTAGTTTTACCTCTTTAGCAGTTTTATTTTCATTAGTTTCTTCGTCAAAATAAACTACTTCGTCGGGCATGTATGAAGACGTTCTGGTGAAATCTGATAAATCCATTTAGTTTTGCCCACACCCAGCACAGTCCCAATCACCTGCACTTTTATCTTTTTGTCCAAGATATTTTGCAGACAAAAACTCCCAATCACGTGAATGAAAGTTTTGTATAAATAAACCTTTTGCAACATCAGCGCTGGTTGCAATGTAACGCATTTTCATTTCTTCAGGAGGAGTTGTTTCTGACTCTTTGTTTAAAAAAGTTATTTCAAATATGTTTTCAAGATCAGACATTTAAAAAGCCTTTACAACAACAGTTTGTCCTAAAGCATCGAAGTCGCCTGATTGTTTTCCTGCTGGTGTAGCAAATTGTGCTCCAGAACATAAAAAACTATTATCATTAGTCATATTATATTGATAGCCTCCATATGATCCACAGAAACATAAATCCGGTGGGGGTGTACACGTTCCCATCGAACTCCCTGTTCGGAAATGTAAATCTAAATTACCGTCTGTGTCGTAAAAATAAATATTACGGGTAGTCCATTGAGGATCTCCTCCAACACCTGGTGGACCAGCAGTAGCGTTGTGATTTATAGTAAGAGAATTAGCATTATCATTATAACATTGTGTCATTGTATATGTACTACTACCAACCTTGTAAGAGTCACTTATATTTGAAGGCAAATTAGGACCCCCTACTCCATAAGAAGTGTAGTTTGCTTTGCCACCATAAGCGTGGCTACCTCCTGTAAAAGTAGCATAATCACTTTTATTTTTAGCCCCGTAAAAATCAGGAATTTCAATTTGCGCTGTAGTACTAGTGGGTATGTCTGCATTTGCTGGAACAGCAAAAACATAAGTTCCTCCTCTGTTATATGTACTCATCGTTACATTAGAAGAAGGACCAGAAAATTCTGCCCTAATACTATTAAAATCTAATTGTCCGCTTGATGGTAGTGTCATTTTAATTCTAGCTCCTCAGATTCTGGAATTTTCCATTTTGTAGGATTTACGTCACCAATGTAATAATTGCCCCAATGTTCATGGTCTTTGTATATATCAGGCACATATCCCCACGACGAAAACATAAGAGAAATACGACGTTTAGCGCTTTTATTCCTTACTTTAGTTATAGCATGATATATAGGTTTGTCAAAAAGTACCATATGATTTTCTCTAGGCTCAACAACCAACATTTCCGACCCTTCTCTAACTCTATATTTTTCATCTAGTATAGGCCTACCTATAATATATTCTTCGGTCGGCAGTAATAGTAGCTCTCCGCCCTCCATTTTTTCATCTATATTTACATACAGTATGTGAGTATTTAAAGGAAACTGAACGACCATTTCAGGGTCTTCTTTACCATATTTTGCTGTGTCTATTTTAGATTGCAACTCGTTAGCATCTACGTGAAATAAAGTTGAGTCAATTTGGTCCCTTACCCAATACTCTACGTGGTGATCTCTTCCTATTAAATGTCTAATTATTTCTTCTATAAAATTAGAAGACTCTTGTTGTCTTCTGCAAAAATTGTATGTTGGTATTTCTCCACAATGGGTTGTGCAAAAATCTTTTAAATCTCTGAAACGAGCAGCATCTAAAACATTCTTAGAATAGTATATATTTTCTTTTATCATACCAATCTTGCTTGCTTGAAATAAACTATCCCCTCATCAAAATCAAAGCTGTGTGGGTTTCTTAGAAGTTCGTCCGGAGTAACCGCACCCATTCTTGCCCAGTTAGTATGGCCGTATAATTTTTTACAAAGGCGATCCACGGTGCACGCTGGTAGGTCCACTACTAATGCATCTTCAGAAGGCTCTGGTATCCATTCTATTTCTAGTTCTTCTATTTCCATAACTATTCTTTCATTTGCGACGCATACGGATCTGTTGACAACTCACGTTGTTTTTTTTCTGGTCGCTTACCCATAATTATATCTTCCATATTTTTGTGTAGATAATTTGCCATTTGACCAATAACATTATCTTGAGAAAGTGTGTCAACTAAATCTTTCAACGACTCACCATGTTGTAAACATCTAGATATAAGCTTGCCGCTTGCGCGTAGTTCTCTATCTAAATATGAGTCCGTAGGTTTTAACTTAACCCAAAAACCCATAGGTGTTAGTCCGGTGTCGTTTGCTGTATAATCTAATATACCAACAACTCTTCGACCATCTATCGGCAGAGTGAAAGTAGCACTCATCATCCTATTCGGAATCTCTGTTCTCATAATTTTATCGTCCTGTAATGTCATCTCCGTGTTCCTCGATAAATTGGTATAAACTAATATTAGTCTCCTTCACCTGTACTATCTCGTGCCACATTGTTTCTATTGTACTTTCTAATTTAACAATATATCTAGAATTTACAATAATAACTATTAAACAAATAAATATTGTAAAGCCAGACAACAAAAAATTAGTGTACGCTTTTATTTCCGTAAGTATTTTCTTCTTCATTGTTGATTAAGTCCTCCAGTTTTTGTTCCCACATTCTTTTCCATTCGGGGTCTTTTGCTCTTTCAGCAGCTTTTCGTAGGGAAGATACCCTAACTAAAAATATTACGTATTCATCGTCGTTATCCATCCGTATTCATCCTCCGGGTCTAGTGGTCCCATTATTTACCTACCTCTGGTAAAGTTTCTCTTGACCATTTTGTTTTAGATTCAATCCCACCTTCGACATTAGTCCTTGTTTGATTTACTGGTAACATTACATAACCGTTGTGCGTTGTTACTTTCATCCCTAAATGCATAAATTCTTCTTCGCACATAGGACAATCCATTTCAACTTCTTGAATTCTTATAAAACTGTTGCCATCACAACGAGGACAAATAGTCCTAACGAGATCTGCCATTTTTCTTTTTTATTTTTTGTTTAAGTAGAAAATCAATTAATGTTTGAATACTAACAGGAACTTCAAATTTGGTTTTAGCCAATGATTCCAATTGTTTATGTGTATCTCGAGACACTGAAATTGATTTATAATTAGGGTTTGCCGCCATGGTTCTTTCTCCTTGTTATACTATATTATATGATAATATATATCAAATATAATATTTGACAATATTATATTTTAATTTATTTTATAGATATCTTCATCACCTTCATGTGTCGGGTGTTATTTCTTTTCCTTTTTAGCATCCGACACTACTTAATCTCTCCCCAGCTTGGTCCTTTTTCATAGTCTACTTTATTTGGTACTAATAGCTCTGCGGAAGCTTCCATAACTTCAATTATTTTTTTAGCTTGCTCATCTGATTCAACTGAAACATCAAGTTCATCATGTACCTGTATGTGAGGAATAACACCTTCTTTATATAAATTTACCATAGATCTTTTAGTCATGTCTGCAGCTGATCCTTGTATTAATTTATTTAATGCCTTATATGTGAAAGCTCTTTTTAAAAACTCACCATATTCTTTTCTAGCCTGTTCAAGAGGTAATGGAGTAGAAACCCCAAACTTATCAGGTTGCCATAAATCAAAATGACATGCCCTTCCCTCTAATGTTCTTATCTTTCCTGCGTCTTCTGCTTGCCGCGTTACGCGTTCCGATATCATTTTAACAAAGGGAGCATTTCTGTGATACTCTTTTAATAAGTCCTCTGCTTCTTCTTTCATTAATCCTAGTTCTGACATTAATTTGTTTTTACCCATTCCATACATAATACCAAGATTAATAGTCTTAGCTTGTTTACGTTCTATGCCGGCCATGTCTGCAATCATTTGATGGAAATCAGCTTCACCTTTGTTGTATGCTTCAACGATTGTACTAGCGCCTTCCATATTCATTTTATGAGCATAATGTACTAATATTCTAGGTTCTTGTTGTGAGTAATCAAAACAGCCCCAGGTACAATCATCTTCGGGAATAAATATTGAACGCAACATAGGACCAAGTATTTTATGTCGTGCTGGAATCTGTTGTAAATTAGGATTAGAATAACTAAACCTACCTGTTACTGTTCCACCATCGTCACTACGTATTTGATTTATATCAGCATGTATGCGTCCGTTATGTTCGTGTTTTAAGATAGTCTCTATAAATGTAGAGTTCATTTTATCTAGCTCTCTACAATGAACTAATTTTCTTGCAAATTCATCCGGGTGGGTAGCTAAAAAATTTTTAGTAAAACTTGGAGCCCCTTTTTCTGTTCTATCAAAAGAAATATCAAGAGTTTCAAAAGCTTCAGCAATAGACGCTGCCGACCAAATCTCTACGTCTTTACCACAAAGTTTTTTTAACTCCGACCTGGTTATTTTCTCTTCCGACTTTAAATGTTTTCTAGTTGCAGCTGCCTTTTCAAGATCTACTCTAACTCCTTTAAATTTCATATCAACTAAACAAGGAAATAAATCAATCTCTAAATTAAAAACTTGCCATAACTCTTCTTTGTCTAATTCTTTTTTTAATGCGTGCCAAAGTTTTAAAGTTGCTTCAGCATCTTGTTCAGCATACTTACCTACAAATGGTGCAGGCAATCTCCACATCTCTGACTTAGGATTAACTCCCCAATTTTTTGCTGCTTCTCTTAATAAAGATTCATCTTTTCTAACGCCCGCGTATTCTCTTGCAACAGAATCTAAAGTATAACTTCTTCTGTTTTCATTTATTAGTGATGCTGCAATCATAGTATCTATGATACGACCATTAATTTTTAAACCCATAGAACGTATCCAAGACACATCATACATTGCATTGTGAAATATTTTATCTGCAGGTAAATCTAAAATAGTTTGAAACCATTTTAATACTGTCTTCTTTCCTAAACATCCTCTCTTGTCTTCGTGTGCAAAAGGTAAATAACCTTTCCAGCCATCAACAGCAACTGCAATACCAATCACTTCGCCATCACCACGTATAGCTCCAGAGCCCATTGTCATTAAATTTGGATCTCGTGTTTCTAAATCGATTGCTATTTCTTTAGCTGAAGATAAATCTAAACCTAATAGAACTGGAGGAACCCAATCCGTAGTAGGTTGAAACATTGGTACCTGTAAGGGCTTCACTTATACTCTTCCTTTAATTTATTTAAAAACCAAATAGCTTTATCTAAATCTTCCAATGGTTTACCTTTATGTTCGTGCCTCCAAATATATTTTATAGCTGAACCTTGAAGATAATATTTAAAACCATCTCCTTGACACGACTTGATAGCATCAATGCAACCGATACCACCTTTGTTATAATGTGATGGAAAGTTTACGGGATCGTGTTTTTTAGACATACGTGCATTCTCCTGTGTCTACGTTTACATTTAAAATATTTACACCAAGATTTTTTTGTATTGGTGTTAATGATCTATTTATTTTATAGCCGTCGCGCTTCCTTCTACATTCTGATTTCACGTCGATAAGTATAACCTCATATTCTTTTATTGCAACTAAATCAACAGCTCCTTGTTGAGACATATTTCTACACACCAAATATCCTTGATCCCACAACCACATTGCAGCTATGTATTCTGCTTTATCACCTTTTACATGTTCATGAAATCTCATATTTCGTATCCTCTTTCATAATTTTTTGGTTCCAGGATATGTAAGTTTTCTCTTGCTCTAGTAGTGCCAACATAAAAAAGCCTGTGTAGTTCGTCAGGATTTCTGTCGTGCTGTTCCTTAGCTGTTTTTGATATGTCTTGAAATAATAATACATTATCACACTCACCTCCCTTTGCCCCGTGTATGGTTGACATACTTATTCGTGGAGTCTTTGTAATCTTTTCATTGTTTGCTAGCATACTTCTTATATAGTTTTCTGTATAACCATCTAACTTTTTAAAAGCTTCATACCAAACTTTATCAGTTAATAATCCGTGATCAGCGATGCACGTTTTGTGATTATAGTACGAATCTTCTTTCAAAGTTTTTCCTGTCTTATATCCATAAGCCACATTCTCTCCTAAGTAGCTGTAGACATCTTTTATATCCTTAGAGTTTAAAGTAGTTTCACCTAGTCTAAACTTTTCCCAATCTTGAATTGATTTTAATAGTTTTAAAGGTAAAGAGTTTCTACCTTTCTTAGCATAGTACCATCCCCTTTGTTTACAAAGTTCTTCAGCATCTTCCAGGATATAATTAATACTAGCTAATACTAACCAGTTTCCTTTTGACATATCTATTTGTTCAATATTAGAATAACGTTCACTGCTGCCAGTTATTTTAGTTTTTATACCCTTCTTATATTCTCTTTCAAAACAAGGCTCATACTCTTTTTCATATCTATGCTCTACTCTATCTATTATTGTTTGCGCTAATTCATGAATTGCCGGAGGTACTCTATATGATTTACTTAGAACACGGATATTGTCGACTTGGTCGTCCAGCCCGAGGAAATGATCCACATCGGCTCCTGCCCATTTGAATATAGCCTGATCATCATCGCCTGCGATGTGAGTATTAGCAGATCTTTCCCAGAGATTTTGCACCAGCTTCCATTGGAGTGGAGATAAATCTTGGGCCTCATCGATGAACAAGACAGTAAATCTTGGAGCCAAATCCGACTCCACAAACCTCTGTAACATATCTCCATAATCTAATAACCCCGTTTCTTTCTTATATCTTTTTAATTCCCTATCTATAAGATAAAGCTTATCTCTTTCTATGTCTACATAATGTGTATTGCGATCATATAAGTCTAGCAAAGGTATGTTCATTGCTCTTGATTTATCTATTAATCGTAGGTATTCGTTGTCAGTGTTAAACGTTCCATCTTCTTCATTATTATAAGTAGATTTTAAATGTAAAGGTATGCCACAGTTTTTTCCAAAATCATTATAGTTTTCTTTTTGCATCACCTGTGATTTTTTTAGTCTAAGCTGATTAAATGCCAATGAATGTAAAGTCCTAAAATAAGGAAAGTCTTCTTCAGTATACATTGAAAACTTTTCCATAGCTCTGCTTTTAGCTTCAGTAGCTGCCTTCTTTGTAAAAGAAAAATAACCTATGTCTCTAGGATCAACGCCTTCGTCTAAATGTTTTTTAACTATATTTAAAAGCTCAGTTGTTTTACCTGTACCTGGAGGACCTAAGATTAATTCTTTCATCTATCTACGTTCCCATGATAAACAATTACAACCGCTGTACAGTTAGGACATGATAAGTTTGTCATAATCATATGTTCTTCTTCGTTATTTTCTTCCCATTCAGTGTCGTGGTCACCACCCCATATTAATTCGTGATTGCAACTCCAACACTTCATTAGAAAGGTACCTCTTCTTCGTAGGACTTTTGAGAAACATCTGATTCATATCTCTTCATAGCTTTTATTTTTACAAGACGAGGTGTTTGATTTTTAATCTTTAATCTGACCTCTTCTACAAATATATCTTTTAATTGTTTTAATAAATTACCTGTTTTAGTTTTATCCATCTCCCAGTTATTACGTTTGGCAAATGCAAAGAAATCATCCATCTTAAACAATGTTATCTTCTTATCATCATCGGTCCACGCTGCTTTATTCAATATGTCTTCCTTAGTTCTTGCTTGTGCTCTATGCACTGTAAAGTCATACAATAAATTTTCTAACTGTTCGTTGCTGTTTAATGATTCTAACGGCTCTATCTCTTCTAGGTTCAACATAAGTTGTTTTAGATAAATCTCTCTCCAGTCTTTTGCTTTTGGTATAGGAGATATAATATTAGCTTGATCCAATAAAGCCAGTGCAAATAAATTAGCATTGTGTAACTGTTCTGTTTTTAATTCTATTCTCTTACCATCTACATTTAAAAACCATTGCGGTGGGTTAGATGCTATCTTACTTAATGTGTCCATCTCCGGCATCTGCTCTTCCTCAAACCCAACACCAAATCTTTTAGTTCTACATTTAGCAGCATTGCATACACCACAAATAGGTTGGTCCTTACATCTATATTTATCGTAACCCCTTTTGTTAACTGATAATAACAGTGCCTGTACTTCTTTATAGTTTAATGGTGGATTCATCCACTTAGTGTTGTCCTCCATAACTTTATCTTCCCAGTTATCCGGGTTAGCTTGTTTATGATATACAGCTACATTAAATAATGCATTATTACGTGAGCCTTCACCAAACCCTTCGTCTGCTAATTTATTTAAACATGGTGGTCCATCTTTAAAAGCTTCTTCTTTTACAACCTTACCTTTTACTACAATAGATTCTATTTGTACTTTAGTCTGTACTGAGTCGTCATATATTTTATAAAACTCTTCTAGACTAGCTTCTTCTCCATTTTCTAAAAACGTATACCTAAAACCTAATGTGTCTCCATGATATGGTAAGTTTAAAAAGTTTCCTGTATCTCCACGTTCCACGAGTATCTCAGTTTGTTTTGGAAATATCTCACTACCGCCAAAGCCTAGCGCCTCTGACATCATTTTTAATTTTGATTGCATCAGTGATGCTGGAATAAACTCTTTAGCAAATAAAAATAAATGTGCGCCGCCAGACTTTGATCTAAATGTTACTAATGGAAACTTTGCTTTCTTTACATCGTCAATTATTTTTTGATGACTTAAATT